ATTTTGCAAAATGAAGATTATAATGTACATATAAATGATCAATATCTCATGCCTCCTCAAATAATGTACGCTAATTTGTGTGTAATTATAGAAACACACGTTGTAGAAAAACTAGGTTTTAAAGCTGCAACAGAAAAAACTCATAAGTGTATAGAGAATCATATACCGTTTCTTACATTTGCACCAATGAATTTTTACAAAGATATGCAACAACAAGGATTTAAATTACACAGATACATCGATTATTCTTTTGATACAATAGAAGAAGAATGGGAAAGATTTCATGGTTTTTTAAAAGAGTTTACAAGGCTATGCAAAATTGATAAGATTGAACTATCAGATTTAAAAACAAATGATTTTGATATTTTATTGCACAATGCTGCTCTATATCGTCAAAAAGTTTTAAACAGTTGGAAAGATATAAATGAACTACTCGATTGAACAAACAATCATAAAAAATATACTTACTAATGAAGACTATATGCGTAAAGTCTTGCCATTTATACGACCAGATTATTTTGAAGGTACGTATCAAAAACTATTTAAAGAAATTGGAAAGTTTGTTGCTAAATACAATAAACTTCCAAACGCAGAATCTTTTAAGATTGAACTTGATAATACTGATACGTTTAACGAAGAACAATATCGTCATGCAGTTGAAATTATTCCTCAACTTTTTGATGGTGAAGAAGTTGATCAACAATGGTTAGACGATACAACTGAAAAGTGGTGTCAGGATCGTGCTTTGTATAATGCAGTTATGGAATCTATCACTATTATTGATGGTAAACATCAAAGCTTATCTAAAAATGCTTTACCAGATATTCTTACTAAAGCCTTAGGTGTTTCTTTTGACACAAACATTGGTCATGATTATATTGAAAACTTTGAGGAAAGATATGAGTTTTATCATCGTGATGAAGAAAGACTTCCTTTTGATCTTGATTACTTTAATAAAATTACAAAAGGAGGCCTGCCAAATAAAACTCTAAACATATGTTTAGCTGGTACTGGCGTCGGTAAGTCTTTGTTTATGTGTCACTGTGCAGCTTCGAATTTAGCTGATGGTAAAAATGTATTATATCTAACTATGGAAATGGCTGAAGAAAGAATTGCAGAACGTATTGATGCTAACTTACTTGACTTACCTATTGATCAAATATCAAATTTAAGTAAAGACATGTTTGCAGATAGAGTGCACAGGCTTTCAAAAAGAACTAATGGTAAACTTATAATAAAAGAATATCCAACTGGTCAGGCCAATGCAGCACACTTCAGGTCACTGCTCAATGAACTTAAGTTAAAAAGATCATTTGAACCTAACATAATTTATATTGATTACTTAAATATATGCGCATCAAGTAGAATGAAAGGAATGGGCGGTGCAATCAACTCATACAATTACATTAAAGCAATTGCTGAGGAACTACGTGGTCTTGCAGTGGAGTTCGACGTTCCGATCGTCTCTGCAACACAAACGACTCGTTCTGGTTATTCTAGCTCGGATATTGGGCTTGAAGATACGAGCGAATCTTTTGGATTACCCGCAACCGCAGATCTCATGTTTGCACTCATCTCAACAGAAGAACTTGAAGGAATGGGACAGCTCGCAGTCAAACAATTAAAGAATAGATATAATGATCCAACTTTTAAGAAAAGATTTGTAATTGGAGTTGATAGATCTAAAATGAAACTTTTTGATGTAAATGAAAAAGAGCAAACTTTAATTGACGATACACCTACCTTTGATAAAACAGAAATTGGCAATAAATTTGAAGGATTGTTAGATTCCATCCGCAATCAAAACCAGATGGGCATTCGTGATCTTATAGAGATGAATGCACGTCAAGGCTTGAATACGCTGGGCAATGCCGCTGGTGTGTTGATGCCAGGTGGAGTGGGAATGATACCTTCTCTAGTTAACAATTTTGGTCAAGGTGTCAATGCGCTCAGCAACGAAGCCGAATACGCAGCTCCAATGCTGGGTCAAGCAGCAGGCAATGTTCTGGAGAAAATTCCTGGCGCACGATCTAATCCTGAAACTGATTTAGGCGCACGTTCAGGACGTGCAATTCAAGAACAATTCGATAAAGGTAAGCAATTCTTGAACCAATTTACAGGCTTCAGTTTGCCTTACATGGGCAATGACGGTCCTTCAAGAGTCTATTAATCATGTCCTGTAATTTTTGGGTTAATGGTCGCCTAGTTCCTGGCGTCATCGTAGCTAACAGCGGGATACCTTTTATTTCGGGGACAGCTGATCCAACCCATGACGGCTGTCGATTCCCTGTCGTTTATATCATCAAT